GCGAAGATCTGTGTGCCACTACGTGTGCACAAGAGGTTTCTGATAGCTGTATCCTGCGTGATAGCTTGCGCTTGGGCAAACTTAACAGCGAGAGTCGCGTTTTGTGCTAACATACCAGAATAGTAAGGATCTCTATAAATAAGATTCATTGAGAACCCATCCTGATTAATGTGCGTAATTGCCTGCTTTCCTAGAACTGGGTTGTAGTACACATCTAGTGAGTTGGCTGAACTTTGACGTGACACTGGTGCTTCCGAGCTTGTAAGGATGCGGACGTTGTAGACCGATCCATATTCAGCAGGGAGAGCAGAAGAGTTGGTAGGGTAGTTCCAAGATGAAAGGAATCCGCTACCTGTCAAAGCATCGAGGTCTGGTTGTAGTTCAGTAGAGGAGAGCATGAAATATGCACTACGTACTGGGCCTGTACCAAACCTATCCATGCCCTCAATTCCGGACATGAATTTATAAGCATTGTTGGTGTCTAGCGTTGCCGCTACGAGACTAAAATCTGTGACGCCGAGGTTAGTCGGGTTGTCCTTGTCTGTTACTTCAGAATGGAGGTTGTTATGATAACTCTAATTATCATAACTTTTATCAGGCTCGAAATCCTCAGGCTCTTCCTTGTACTTGCAAGGGCAGCATGTCTCCCATTCAACATCACCGGGTCCTATCTCTAGGTCGTCCCACTCAGGGCAAAGGTGTCGTTTGAAGAAGATGATCTCTCTTTCCATTTCATTCCTTATGACCAGTAGTCCGGAAATTCCAGACAACTGGCGAACGCGCCTATTGCACGCGTCTCACTGTGTTTCCACAATGTTCAGAGTACCGCATCCGCTTTCGCGGTCTTCTCGCTTACTACGTTCAGGCTGATGATGGACTGCTACATCTACAATATTTTCATAAGTGAGATGCTCTCCTTCTTTCAGAAAGAAAGAAATCGCCTTTCCCTTCCGTTCAATTGTAGAGATAGTTTTGTATTCCATAATCTTGCCCCTTGTTGTCGCCGTCTTTACGCTGCGAGTTTCAAGTCTATCAGAGAAGATTTTACAACGGCAACATGTCTACCGTTGGCACCACCGGCAGCGTTAATTTCGCTGGCCGCTGATACGATATAGTCTCGGAGGATAAGATCCTCAGCTTGTCTCATTGCAACCGCTAGGCGCTCAGAGACCCAAGCGAGGACTCCCTCTTGGTCTTGCAGGATACTGATTCTCTGTTACTTACGTCAAAATGACGCATTGACCGCTAAGCGGCGAGCAGATCATTTCTGTCTACTTCTTCATGTTTCCATGAAGCACGGACTATCACTTCACCAATTACGGTGCCGTCGGGGTTAGTCTCTGCGGCTGTACATTTAATGTCTCTTCTGTTATAAATGAGCGTACAGACATTTATTATAGGATTTATATGTCTAGGCGCTCTGATTACATTCGAAAAGAATACACGGTCGCTCAGGCCGCATACATGGCTGGAATCATGGATGGAGAGGGAACCTTCTACATCGGGAATTACAGCGGGAATAGGAAGAATGGGGACAAACACTTTCAAACTCTTATCGCGGTCGGTACCACTGATAAATCTCTGATGGAGTGGTTGTTTGTTACATTTGGAGGGGGTTTTAGAGAGTATACTCCCAATCAAATGGCAAAGAACAGCCGTAAACAGGTTTATCGATGGCAAGCAACTAGCAACAGAATGCTGCATATTTGCGAGCTTATTCTTCCTTACCTTGTCATAAAGAAACGGCAAGCTGAAATCATGATAGAGATCAGAAAAACATTTAGCGACGAACACAACATTAAAGGCAGACAACACGTTCAGAATCTCCCCAAAGGGATTCTGGAACTTCGTCAAACTCTGATGGATGAACTTCGTCTTCTTCATACAAGGACTCATTAAACACTTGCCTCTGGTTACCATAGCTATCGCTTTAGGCTTTCCAAGGTATTTACCGTCGGTTTAAAGCAGGCTACACTCACTCGAACCTGCTCGTTGATGATACAGCCAGTCTTTGATCATCAACTGTTTCGGCACTGGCTTAAGCTGCTAAGCTTAAATGATTACTACCGAAGAACGCCATTTGCGCATCAATGATGTCGCGTTGCGGGATTTGTGCTGGAGGATCGATTCCGCTATTGCCCAATTGGACAGTAGGTGGTGAGAGAGCACGTGGACGCATAAAGCGAACTGTGGTGCCTCCGTTTGTTGGCATTGATACTTTGTCGCACACAGTGATGTAGTTCATCGTTGGTGTAGGGACATAAAGCATCGCTGGAGCCAATGATTGGAGAATCATAGGTCCTAGATTGCCGGATGTAGTAATAGACATTGGTGCAAAACCTTGGTTGTCTTAACTATTGGGTTTTGACCTCTGCGTGGAGGACGATTACGCCATGATGAGCAATAGCTAGTTGATCAACATGTTTGAGGGATATGGTGGAAATTCATGACGTTTGCAGCATATCTTCTCGGAGCCTTTGCGAAGGGTGTTACGCGAATTCCCGTGACGTGGGGGACGTGAACCTTATTTACTCAATGAGGTATATAAAGTATAGTAGATGCCCAATTTGGAGAGATTATGGAAATGACATGGATTCAAATATTAGTACTGGCTTTTGGAAATTTAGCTTGGATGCTGCCTGTATTTTTCTGGGTAAGGTCAGAGGCTCGCGAAGATGCTAGACATTTTGCTCAGGAAACCAAAGAACTACGTCGAGAGATGGTAGATGTAATGAGAGCTATACAGGAAGAGATGAAAGACTTTCACGGTAGACTTTGTGCGATTGAAGAAAGGAGAAAATGAACAACAAAAAGCTCATTGAAAAACTAGTAGATTACTTCTTAGAGAACGATCCTGAGGTTGTGGCGAAGATGCTTGCGAATAGTATGTTAGATCAGTATCGCTTGTGCACGATCAATGATTTGCCTCGGGAAGAGGCGGCCTGTCTCCTGTATCGTATTCAGAAAAATATGCAGGCGTTGAAAGACTTTTCTAAAAATGGGTCTAAGGATTGCCTTACTCTGGTCAATATTCAAGAGGCTCCTGAGGAATGAGACGCCCTGAGTAGAGCGTCTGGAGGGTTACAGACGGAGCCGGTTCTTTAGCTCTTGCATCTGCTGATAAGCATTCTTCTGACCGCCCGGAGTGAAGTCACCTGCACTGCTATATGGCGCATTAGCGACACCGCTGGGCTGATAAAATGGACCTTTGCGCTTCTGATCTACCACACTCTGAATGGATTTATCTCCTTCCTTTTCGTGGACTCTAAACGCCTTAATGTTCTGATATAGGAGCTTCTGGCGAGCGAAGTTATCCGGCATCTCAACTAACTGCTCTGCGATATCAGGATACTTATCCGCAAACCTCTGGATGTTCTCTGCGTTGAGAACCTCTTGGAAGTCAGTAGTATTCTTTAGGAAAGCGTTCTGTCTCTCCTTCTCTAGCATAGAAGCAGCTTTCCGCTCGGCGGCTGATTCAAACTGAGCCTGCATCTTCTGCTCGAACTTACCTAAGTGCTTCTTAAGTCTACGTTCATCGATGTAAGAGTCATCTTCATCGTCATCTTCCTCAACGACTTCTTGTCTTGATTTGTTAAATTGTTCCTCCAAGGCAGAGACCTTCTCACTCAACTGTCTCTTCTCCTCGCGTTCTTGCTCTAATTGCTTACGAATCTGAGCGAAGTTATATTCTTTTGTATCTTTTGTCTGTGTTTCTTGATTATCTCGATCTTCTGATTGTTCTGTCATTATAACCTTTGTCTTGACGCTGACTAGCGAATCATGGTTTAAATTGGATAATGTGTAAATAGCACAATTTAAATAAAGGTGAAATGTGAAGCTAAATAGACTGGAAACACACGATCGTTATGAGTATTTTACTAAACAGGCATTTTCAATAGGAGAATGCTGTCAGGATTTGATTGATCAAAAGCCATTTGGAGATATCCCTTTTTATATCTTTGCGCATACAAGAACAGATGATGATGGAGTTACTAAAAGACTTATATGGCAACCTAGACTAACTAAGCCTCGTCCACAGGAAAACTCAATGCTGTTTAAAGGATATCCCGGCTCTGATATGGTAAAGGTGATCTGGATGATCCCTGCTAAAGAACTCTGGAAACAATATGAGAGAGGCAAGATGACAGAGAACAAAACGATTATGGAAAGCATTACTGCATTCAAGAACGATCCGGCTAAGTTAGGCGCTAAAGAAGAAGACGATCTACCAGACGATAGAATTAATAAAATCTATGAGGAGCTAAGCAAAATATGCCGAGGAAAGAGCGAATTGAAGACTTAGGGCAGATCTATGCGATGCTAAGGCATCTTATGGATGATGAGTTCTTTGAAGAGAGAACGGCTCCAAAGTGGTTGATGGATCAATATCTCGAGATGAAGAACGATGAAAAGGAAGATTTTGTACGAGCACTTGTATATGGAAGAGAGATGATCTCACATCGCATATGGGATGTGATTGGGATCGCTAGAGGAGACGATGAGTAAAGATCCTCTAATGGCGTTGATATTCGCTTTAGCGAGCTTCACTCTGATTATATTTTTATTCTTGTTGTTAGGGTTCTACATATCTTCCTTCATGAAGTACGTATTAACACTATTCTAAAGAGGAGGGAGAGATATGTTTTTGATAGGACTGTTCGTAGGAACAATGTTAGGGATCTTAGCGGTGTGTATGCTACGAGCTTTTGATGACTAAGCTAGGGAGCGAGGGGATTCCCATTTCTTAGACTTAGGAGGAATAGGTGATGTGGCGGAATGACGGGTGGTACCCACTTTAGCTCGGAATCCTGTCCCATAGTTATCTCCTGCCGCCATGTAGTCTCCAGTGGTGGCTTCTTCTTTCGTAGGAGCCTTGAAGTTCTTTGACGACTTTCGTTGTGTAGGAGCGATCGGATCGCTGAATATGCCTTTCTTTGCCATAATACCTTTAATGTAGCGTTTGCTTGGGTCAGCTTAAGGGTAACGCTAAGCAATCACCTTTGAGTCGATTGGGTGGTCCCAATCATTTGCCCACTCAGTTAGTAGCGGTATCCGCTTTCCATATCGTGAGAGCGCATTTTGCTAACACTCTTTCTCTGATCGCGTGCGATATCTGCTTCAGTGTCAGGATAGTTCATGACACCTCCATCGCCTTCTACGTCATCGATAGATTTGCATTTGGATTGTTCCGGAAGGACAGAGTGCTTACCGCCTTTGCCAGCCCAGAACGAGTGATCATCAATTTTTCTCTGCATTGGAGACTCCTTATTACGCTTTATCTAACAACGCTCTATTAATAACACAATACTTATTGCTGCATAGGTTGTTGCATAGGTTGTTGTTGATTTTGACCTAGACTTTGTATGCCTTGGCCCATAAGTGCAGCGGCAAACTTGTTCCCTTCGGATGTGCGTCTCGCGTCATCTTTCTCTCGGTCTTCATCCATAATCTGCGATTGTTTCATTGCCTGAACCTCACGCACTGTCTCTTCAGCTTCCGGTTCACCGATCATCTTGATAGATTCGATCAAGGTGCGTACTGCCTCCATCTGTGCTTTGGATGCATTCGCTCTATTCTGCGTGATCTCGCTCAATCTCTCTTCAAACAATCCAACATTGGACTCAGATCTGCTATGTCGCTCACGCGCCATTGCGATCGAGTTAGCGGCTTTGGCATACATCTCTTTGAGTTCAGCTTGAGACATAACATGTTGAAGGTTCTGAGCTTCTTCTTGAAGATGAGCGGCTTGTTCCTCTTGTTGCTGCAGATATTGTGTAGCGGCTCCCTTTCCAAAGATATTCATGTCTTTGATGACCATGGATGGAGGGAATACTTCTCTTCCGAACAACTGGTTGATCTCCAGCAACTGCTGAGCTTGGAGGTTGCGTTGTGTAGGGGTGTTGAGTCCTTCTTCGACGAGTGTTTGGTACTTAGAGAATATTCGTGAGTAGAAGAATGGGGATGGTTCCTCACCGATGATCAATCCTACCTTAGCCGCATTCCAGTTGTTTAGAACGATCTGTAGTTGTACCTCACCGAGTAGTTTGAGTGAGTAGTCCCATTGATCGAAATACTTCTGCAAGACCATGAGGTTGGCAGCTTGTTTAAGCATGAGGGTGAGGCCGGACATCTGCTTCTGATCGTCTCCCGCCCAAGACTCCATATTGACACCAGAGGTCTGGAAGATCATGCTCGCCATCTCATTAGCTAGAGCCATATCAGACTCAGGCACAGCGGATGGGATGATCTTCTCGCAATCGCCAAGCTCGTACCCTTCGTTGATAACGATGTCCCAACCTTGACCAGATTTCTTCAGATTGTCTTCGTTAGCGACAGCGCCAGACTTACGCTTCCATCCTGCGTTGATTGTAGCTTCGGAGATATCGTGGTTGAGGATGATGCGTCTATTGAGGAGGAACTGAGGGTCCCTCATAGTGCGGACTAACGATCGGACCCGGAGATCATAATAATTAACCTGAGGATCATAATTCCAAAAAACTGGAATGAAAGGACAAGTATCGACTCCAAGAGGGTTATCTCCTTGCCACATCAACTGATCGTTGAGGACGGTTGCTAGTTTCCATGTAGATACTTCAACTTCGACTTCTTCAAGGTCATCGATGGCATAGAGTAATTGATCTAACTGCTCTTGTCCGCCAGCGTAATCGAAGAACTGATTGCGTCTCTTAGAGTACAATCTCTTTTTCTTGCGCTTCCATTTATACCACACATAAGACAGGACGAGTAGGTCGTTACGAGCCATGTTGTAGTTTTCTGGAAGGAAGTAGAATGAACCATATCTTTGAGGTGACCCAGCCATAGGGCGGATCTTCTGCATTTGGTCCGGGAACCTCTGTTCAGCTTCTTGCTTGGAGATATACTCTTGGCACCAAACGAACTGAGCGTCGCTCATGTCTGGATTGCGGAAGTATGGATCCACGAGGAATGAGTTGTATTCCCATACCTTCACTTGCATAGACCCTTGAGCAGGATCGTCTTTGGTGTAGTCTAGATAAGGCTGCATTAGGACTAAGCCGGAGACTGTCGCTAACTCACAGGCTCTGGAGAACTTCTCGTTGATCCCTTCCGCATTATTGATATGCATCATGAGAGAGGTGTACTGATCGGTGGTCTGTGGATCAGCGCCTTCGGTAGGGATGTATGTGATGGACTTGCGGTGCTGTCTCTGATAACCGGTAACGATGTTGACCGGTTGTTGTATCAAGTTGAAGTAGAAGTTCTGGTAGGAGAACGAAGGAGTGAAGTTGTAGTAACGATTTATGAAGGTCTGAGAACCTGCATAGAATAGAGTATCGATGTTGGCTTGGTTCCAGCGAGCCATCTCGATTGGCTGGAATTTCGCGTAGAGATTATCCAACCATTGGCGGACATTAGTTGCGTTAGGCTCTAAGTCGTTGTTCCATGGGGCTGTGTAGAAGCTCATGTGGCTTTTTGCTCCTTGAAAATCTTGATTTCTGCTAACCTAACCAGCCAATACTTTACATTGGAAAGAGCATGGCTAAAAGAGAGATTAGAAAATATTTTAGTAAAATTTTTTGGAAGCAAAAGGATGGATATTGGGCCAATGGAATGCCTATTCACGCTCATAGATGGGTCTGGATTAACCATCACGGAGCGATTCCGGAGCGGATGGACATCCATCACATCGATGGAGATAAGAGTAATAATGAAATTGAAAATCTTGAAATGTTGAGTCGGTCTGATCACCTTAAAAGACACTGGAAGGAAGGAAGGTTTGATCTGACACAAAGAAGAATTCAATTGGCAGAGGCGAGAAAATGGCTTAAAACTCCGTTGGGCAGAAAGACTCAACGAAAGGATGCGATAGAATCGTGGAAGAAAAGAATTCCCCTCGAAAGAACGTGTCTCAATTGCCAACAATCTTTCAATGCCTTTTTTAAAAATGCTAAGTTTTGTTGTCCGCCTTGTAATTATCAGTATAGAAGAAATGATTCTTCCACCCCAATCAGACATCCCAGAAAAAAAACTGAAAAGTCCTGCATACAATGCCGAAACATTTTTATGGCCGCAATGCCTTATGCTCTCTATTGCTCTACTAAATGCCGCAGAAAGATAAAAAAAATTTACATCGAGGGGGATGGTAGTTAGGTCGTTATTCCAAGGGGCAGTGTAGAAGGACAAGATGAATCTCTTTTACCTTTTACATAACAAATGAATAAATTAATCACACCCTTCTTCCCATTGTTCAATAAGGAGAGAGGCTCTCTTTAAAAAGTTAATAGCTTGCTCTGCACATTCGAAAGAATGAGAATTGCTGTAAATGATGACTGTTTCGTCATCCGCAACGATCGCTCCGAAATCCAACTCCAAGCAGTAAGAAGATAGTTCGATAAATTGATCATCTGTCATTGAAGGTCCCCTCTTCTAGCATACTTAGTTTAACAAGCCTCATATACCCCTTTAAACGCTCTAGGATCGATTCACTGCTAATACCCTTATCACTCATAATCTGACAACCTGCGCAGATTAGAGCGGCTCCTATGCAGTCTGGGGGGATTGTAGATTTTTCGAAGTGACCTCTTAGCTGAGCGATGATCATTTCGGTTGTCTCTACCTTGTCTTCAGTACTCATTACATTCTCCTGAATCCGCCAATGGGATCGTGGTCGTTGAGAGATGATCTAACTATCTTGTGTGTTGCTATTCCGTACCTAAGTGCATCAACCGCATGATCTTGACGCTTAAGAGGCTCTTCCTTGCCCTTCTCAGTCTTCTTGTTGTCCCACACATATCCTTCCATCTCACGAATCAGGTTTTTGCAACAGGAGAGGATAGTCAAGGTTCCCTTCATCATCTCCTCACTCACCTTCTGTATCCCATACTCGACCTCATTGTTAGCGTCAATAGGACGGAGAGATCGTCTCCTTAACTCTTCTTTGAATGCAGCGGCGGAAGGGTCGATATATATGCCCCTCAAGCTATAGGGAGCGAGGAATCTCTCGACGTCGTTAGCAAACTCAAAGTTAGTTTTTTGCTTTTGATGAATCTTTGGGTCGTAGTAGTATTCCTTCTCAACCCAAATCTTAGGATCCGATTGTGTGTATCTCCCCGTGCTTACTCCAAGAATTAAACAAGCGAACGGGTTTACAGCTCCGTAGTCGATCGCTGCGATCCAGTATTCGGCGGCGCATGGTGGAGAAGAGAGCACATGAATATCTCTATCGAAGAAATCAAAGATTGCTCCTTCCGCAAGGGACCATAGTCCCAGATAATAGCGTTTGTAGAACAGTCCGGAAGAGGTTGTGCGCAGGTCATCTTTATAGGCTTGGGAGATGTATGGATTATGGTCGAGGGTGAAATGAAGCGCGTAGTAATTGGGGTTCCCTTCATCAGCCAAATCGACCCATTTCTTCAGGATGTGGCCGGGGTGCTTAGGATTCATGGAGGCGAAGAGTTTGGAATGATCGCGGGACAAGCGATTCTTAATCATCTCGATAACGTTGTCGGGGTACAACGTGAACTCGTCACAATAACACAGATCGACAGTGATACCTTGAATCAACCCAAGGGACCCTTCGTCGCCAGCACCAATGCAGAAAATAGTTTTGTCCGCGAAGAGTAGGGTGTTGTTGCCTTTGCTCCATGTGCAGAAGGGGCGGAACATCTTGAGTTCCTCGGAGTTGAGGAGCAAGAGAATGACGTTCTTGTAGATCGATCCAAGTGAATATCCAAAGATAATAATCGTCTCGCCGGGACACTCACTAATAGCGCGAAGGAAACGGAGCAGAGTGCACACTGTCTTCCCAGAGCGTACCGATCCATGGGCTAAGTTGTACTTCTTGTTAGAGTCCCTTAGGAACTCCATCTGACGATCACTGAAAGGACCAAGGGGTGTGTCATCCATACCCAAGGTCTAGCATAGAAATATTTTATAAACAAATTTTTTCAGGTGAAGCATTTTGTTGAGACCAACAAATTGGTTTGGCGGAGGGGACAAAGGCATAAACATTAATTAAGGTTGCACCATATTCGTGACCTCCTGAAAATGCTCCAAAGAGGATGGATTAACTCACCTAAGATAGCATGGAGAACTCTAGAAAAATGGACAAGAAAAGGCATGTATGACTATGGAATTTGCTTGGATTTGGGATGGAGAATTAATAGGCTTAAATGATGAAATGGAAAAAGTGTAGAGATGGATTACCTAAGAACACTGAGGAGTTTTTAGTTTACGACGCAGAAGGCAACATTACTTGCGGATATCTTGAGAACGAGTTGCTCTATAGCAGGTACGGTGTTTCTGCTCGCTTCTGGATGCCCTTACCAAAACCTCCGAAGGATGAAGAATGAAACTCTTAAACTATATCAACGAAAACGTGTCCGAGATCCTTTGGATGCCCCTCCTAATTGCCCTTGTTTCCCTTCCCGTGGGTGTAGGGATGTGTTTACTAGGTAGTTTTTTCCAAAGTTCTGCGGTTAACTCAATGAAAGTTTTCAATCTAGTATAAGTACGGAGAACAATGCCTGACATATGTATGTGTCCCGGACGCGAGTGTCCCCTAAAAGACAAATGCTACAGATATCGCGCGAAGGCAGAGGATGTAGGGCAAGTGTATTATCTTACTCCGCCTTATAAAGAAGGAGAGTGCAGAGCGTTTATAGATGTCGAGAAGTTCTCTGGATATCGCCTAGAGACTCCAGAGAAGTTAAAGGAGAGGACTTGGTAGGCCTACCCAATGAGTAACGTCGAGACATGGGTGGTTATGCATCTTGGGGTCGTACAATACGAATACCTTGTAATTCGCTTGGTAGAGAGCTATGAAGCAGTTCGAAGAGTAGTTAGCGTTAGTTACATAACATACCGTGTCCATAACGGGTGGTTGGAGATCGTAGGGTACCCACAAGAGTTGTGAGTGAAGAGGGTTACCGTTAGATAGATAGTCTTGGAAGGCGCACCATCCCTCAGTTTTAGAGGTCGTCTCTTCTTTCACTTCCCAAGGGGGAGGGAGGTAGTATTTCTCTAATTCTTCTAGTTTTTCACTTTTTTTCATCCAATTATCTCAGTTTTGTGTTAGACTTTTCCTTTTGCTCAACTCAATTAAACTTGGAGTAAACTATTTATTATGTCAAAGAAACGCTCAACAAGTACCAAAACTGATGGACGTGGGAAGAATAAAGGCGGCGGAAAGGACTTAACTTTCGAAGAACGAAAAGAACTAGAAAGATTTGCTCCCCTACAGATTTCTGCCATACAAATCGCCGCAGCGATGGGTAGGGGGAAGAATACTATTGCCGTGGAATATAGGAGGGCTGGGGGTAGAGAGGGATATACGGCCGTCAAAGCACAAGCTTATGCTGAC